ACCTACTGTTCCTGATGAACCACTTGTACCTGATGTTTGAGATAAACCACTTGTACCAGAGTTACCTGATGAACCAACTGTACCACTTGATCCTGAAGATCCTGAACTACCTGAAGTTCCACTTGTTTGACTAGCACCTGAAGTACCTGCTATACCTGATGAACCTACTGTTCCTGAACTACCACTTGAACCAGAAGAACCACTAGTTCCACTAGTTTGGCTTGCTCCTGAAGTTCCAGCAGCACCGCTTGAACCTACTGTACCCGAACTACCGCTTGAACCTGAAGAACCAGATGTTCCTGAAGTTTGTGATAATCCTGAAGTTCCAGCAGCACCTGAACTACCTACAGTTCCTGAAGTTCCTGAACTTCCTGATGAACCTGAAGTTCCACTTGTTTGACTTAAACCACTTGTTCCTGCTACTCCACTAGTACCCATAGTACCAGATGAACCGCTTGAACCAGAAGTTGAACTTAACGCAGATTGACCTGCTATACCAGCGGAACCTGAGGTACCGTTTGAACCAGTACTACCGCTTGTTCCGCTTGTTTGAGATGAACCTGAAGTTCCAACAGCACCACTTGTACCTGAAGTACCTGAAGAACCGCTTGAACCACTTGTTCCACTTGTTTGTGATAAACCTGATGTACCAGCTGCTCCACTTGAACCTACAGTTCCTGTTGAACCTGAAGAGCCACTTGAACCAGAAGTACCAGAAGTTTGACTTAATCCTGAAGTGCCTGCTGCACCTGATGAACCTACAGTACCTGAAGATCCACTTGAACCTGATGAACCACTAGATCCTGAAGTTTGACTTGAACCACTTGTTCCAGCAACACCACTTGAACCTACAGTACCAGAAGAACCTGATGAACCCGATGAACCTGATGTGCCAGATGTGCGACTAATACCGCTTGTACCATCATTACCTGAAGTTCCTGATGTTCCAGATGAACCTGTAGAACCGCTTGTACTAGACGCTCCACTTGTACCATTTACTCCTGAAGTACCCATTGTACCTGAGCTTCCTGAGCTACCTGAAGATGAACTTAAAGCACTTTGACCTGATATACCGGCACTACCACTAGTACCGTTTGAACCAGTTGAACCTGAAGTTCCACTAGTTTGAGATAAACCACTTGTACCAGCAACTCCTGATGAACCTACAGTACCTGAAGATCCTGAGCTACCTGATGAACCACTTGTTCCGCTTGTTTGAGAAGCACCTGAAGTACTAGAAGCACCGCTTGAACCAACAGTTCCTGAAGAACCAGATGAACCAGAAGAACCTGAGCTACCACTTGTTTGTGATAAACCTGAAGTTCCTGCTGCACCAGAACTACCTACAGTTCCTGAAGAACCTGATGTTCCAGATGAACCTGATGAACCTGAAGTTTGAGAAGCACCTGAAGTACCAGCAACACCTGAAGTACCCATTGTACCTGAAGAACCACTTGAACCTGATGTTGATGAAAAAGCGCTTTGACCTGCTATGCCGGCACTACCACTAGTACCGTTTGAACCAGTACTACCACTAGTACCTGATGTTTGACTTAACCCACTAGTTCCAGCATTTCCGCTAGAACCAACAGTACCAGAGCTTCCACTTGTACCTGAGGTTTGGGAATTGCCACTTGTACCAGCAACTCCTGAAGAACCAACTGTACCTGTAGATCCTGAGCTACCAGATGTACTGCTTAAACCAGATGTACCAGCAACTCCCGAAGTACCCATTGTACCACTAGAACCACTTGAACCAGAGGTTGAACTTAATGCTGATTGACCAGCTATACCAGCACTACCACTAGTACCATTTGAACCAGTACTACCGCTTGTTCCACTAGTTTGACTAGCACCTGAAGTACCTGCTACGCCTGAAGAACCAATAGTACCACTTGAACCTGAACTTCCGGATGTTCCAGAAGTACCTGAAGTTTGTGAAGCTCCACTTGTACCTGCTGCTCCTGAACTACCAACTGTACCACTTGAACCAGATGAACCTGAAGTTCCAGAAGTTCCACTTGTTTGAGAAGCACCTGAAGTTCCTGCTGCACCTGATGAACCTACAGTTCCTGAAGAGCCTGCACTTCCACTAGATCCACTAGATCCACTTGTTTGACTTAATCCTGATGTACCAGCTGCTCCAGAAGAACCAACAGTACCTGATGAACCTGAACTTCCACTTGAACCTGATGTTCCGGAAGTTTGGCTTGCTCCACTAGTACCTGCTGCACCTGAGCTACCAACTGTACCACTTGATCCTGATGAACCACTTGAACCTGAGGTACCGGAAGTTTGGCTTGCTCCTGAAGTTCCAGCTGCTCCTGAAGAACCAACTGTACCTGATGAACCTGAGCTTCCTGATGAACCTGAAGTTCCACTTGTTTGACTAGCACCACTTGTACCTGCTATTCCTGTACTGCCTGAAATACCACTTGAACCACTTGAACCACTTGTTTGACTAGCGCCGCTTGTACCTACAGCACCTGTTGTACCCGAAGTACCACTTGAACCTGAAGAACCTGAGGTTCCACTAGTTTGTGATAAACCTGATGTTCCATCATTACCTGAGCTACCTACTGTACCTGATGAACCTGAAGTTCCACTTGTTGTAGAAGCGCCTGAGGTACCAGCTGCTCCACTTGAACCAACTGTACCACTAGAACCGGCACTACCACTTGAACCTGAACTACCACTTGTTTGTGATAATCCTGAAGATCCTATATTTCCTGAAGATCCTGATGTTCCTGATGAACCACTTGAACCTGATGTTTGACTTAATCCTGATTGTCCTGCAACTCCTGAAGAACCTACAGTACCTGCTGTACCACTAGTTCCACTTGTTTGTGAAGCGCCTGATGTACCTGCATTACCTGAAGAACCATTTGAACCAGAAGTACCTGAAGAACCAGAAGTGCCTGATGTTTGACTTAATCCTGAGGTACCTGCTGCCCCTGAACTACCTACAGTACCTGATGAACCTGATGTTCCCGAAGTTTGACTTAATCCAGAAGTACCAGCAGCACCTGAAGTACCATTTGAACCTGTAGAACCTGAGCTACCACTTGAACCTGATGTACCTGATGATGAACTTAATCCTGATTGGCCTGCAACTCCTGAAGTACCACTAGTTCCTGAAGAACCGGTACTACCACTTGAACCTGAAGAACCACTATCTGCTGATGCTCCTGAAGCACCTGATGAACCTGATGAACCTGATGAACCTGTACTACCGGATGTACCACTTGATTGTGATAAACCTGATGTGCCTGCTTCTCCACTTGAACCTACAGTACCTGAAGAACCTGAACTTCCTGATGAACCTGAAGTTTGAGATGCTCCTGAAGTACCTGCTACTCCACTTGAACCTGATGTTCCTGAAGTACCTGATGTTCCTGATGTTCCTGAAGTATTTGATATGCCGCTGAAACCTGAAGTACCGTTTATTCCTGAAGTACCAGATGTTCCTGAAGTACCAGAAGTACCACTTGTTCCTGAAGTACCACTTGTTCCAGATTGTCCTGCTGTCCCCGATGAACCAGCTACTCCACTAGTTCCAGAAGTAGCATTTACATATCCAAAAAGGCCTGAAATAGGATTATATGTAACAACATAAGGGCCAGATTGAACTGGTAGAGTTTGTATTATAAGAGGTTGAGAAGATCCAGAAATAACTAAAGATCCAGTAATAACAGCTGAACCTGAAAATGGAAATCCTACACCTTGTACTAAAATAGTAACCCCATCTGTATTAAAACCAGAAACGGTGGCTGAGCCACTTATGTTTATATAGGGTACACTAGCACTTACTAATAAACCATTTTGGTATATATCAATAGTACCTCCTGCCCCATTTCCTCCTCCATCGGATTGGAATACGCCTACGGGTACTTGATCAAGAAATCTAACTCTAGCCATTATTTGATAATAAATATGGACATTATCCGATTGAAGTGGTTTTGTTTTGAGCTTCTTTTATTCTTGGATCTGTTGTTATAATTCTACCATTTTCTTGAGTACCAGTAAATATACCATCATTATTTGTTGCCTCTATTGAGAAAATAATTTTGGATTTGCTTGAGAATTTTTTAATTGCGTTCATATCTTTTTGTATTACATTAGGAATAATATATCCATTTAATTTTAAGTCAAAAGTACTACGTACTATTCTTTCTGATTTTTCAGCTAATTCTGTTTGAAATCCAAAAGAATTAATCATAGCTTTAAACTGATATCTTTCAGGATTACCCCAATAAGCATCAGAGGCATATTCAATTGCTTCTATTATTTTATTTAATTGTTCTACATAATATGTAAACACAACAAATTGATAAGTTATAGTTAAATAATCAGGCATAATTACAGCATAATAAGTTTCAATAGGAGTTCTATTATTTAATACATGAAAATTATCATATGAATTTGCTGGATTATATTTTTTAGTAAATACTCCAAAATTTTGAGGGTTATTAGCATCTAATTTATTAGCAATAGTTCTATTTTTTTCTATAGAATTACGTTTAAAAATAATTAAAGGAGCCATTAATGAACCTTTTAAATCTCTTAAAAATCCCATTTTTTGATAGTTTTGCCATTTTTCAGGATCACCATATAATACAGGAACAGGAATACGCTCTCCATTTTGAATTGTAAAAGGTTTAATTACACTTTCAAAATAATAAAATACGGCCTCATCAATATCTTGGATACCTACACTAAATGGTTTAGTAGTATCATCCGTAAAGGAAGTTTGTAATGCTCTATTATTAGTTTCGGCTGATAGATTAGGATTACCTTCTTGAGGATATTTAGGAACTGTATTTTTTAAACTTAGTTCTCTTTGGGTTGGTGGGTTAGGTTTTCTGAGGTTAGCCATTATAATCTTTGATTAATTATATTTACACGATCAGCAGGAACATAATGAGTTTCACATATTACAGATACATTATATCCAAATTGACCTAAATCTGTTTCATATGGATTATTATTATTAGAATCTAAATAATTATAATCCGGATCTTTTCCTACAAAGAATTGAACTATATTTTCATTATCTATTTCCCAATATGCATCTTGCCACATTATAAAGTCCCCAACTTCAGGAACTAAATTAGCATCAACTAAATCATCTCTTAAAAATCTAAATTTAACAGACCAATTAAAACCTACTAAATTATCTTGAATAGGGGAAGTTTGGTCACCAACTTCAATTAAAGAAAATAATACTATTGGTGGTTCAAAAACTCTACCTTGAGATGCTTCTCCATACATATTAGATACAGTTTCGGTAATATTACATTTATAAAATATTACTTGTTGGGAGATAATTTTATGCATTAGTTCGCGATTAACGAATCTAAACATGCTTATATCTCTCATTTGCCCGTATAGTGCCATATTATCCTATAAAAATTGTCATTGGTACTTGGTTAATTTCAGCTACTCGAGCTACTGATTCTGCTTGTCTTCTTTCAAGTAATGCTTGACGTGATGTTTGATCAAAATATTCTCTTAATCTAGTAATTAAAGCTTCTTTTTCAGCTGTAGCAGCTGAAAGTAAATCTTGTTGGTTTAATGTTACTTCAGCGCCTGGAATAGGGACTGTAGCATATTTTCCTCTTACATATCCTAATACCTCTTTTGCTTTAGCTAATGTATATTCAAATATCCACATTCTTCCAACTGAATTAATTTTAGTATATGTTGGATTTACATAAGGAACATTAGACGTATTTGAAATTTTATTTGTTCCGTTAGCAAAAGCAACATCTAATCTATCTTGAATTTTAATAAAATCGAATACTAAATAAATACCATAATCTAATCCACCTTCAAATCCATCTTCACCAAAAACTCCAGTACCTGGTACTGGAAATACTGTAATTATATTATTTACAATATTAAATGAATAATTTGAAAGTGTTACTTGATTTTGCATCTCAATTGCTTGGATGTTTTGCATAGTAAAACTTGTAGGCATCATCAAATAAGCAGCAGAACCATATCCAAATCCGTATAAACCAGCAGCAGGAACACCTCCTAAACCACCTTGTCCTGCTAATAAAGCAGGAGAATATAATTGACTAACAGCTGGTGGTGCTTGATAATAAACATTTTTTATTTCAATACCACCTACAATACCTTCATCTTCTGCCCATTGAGCTAAATCATAACGTTGTTGTCCTGGAGTTAGAGGTAATCTACCTTTTAACCAATTTACATTACCACCAACACCTGCTTCCTCACCATATTGTTGAGATAATCTAACAATAGTAGAAAATGTAGGTGTAATAATATCATCATTAACATCTACTGATGTAGGGGCTCCTTCTAAAGATAAGTAATTATCTCTAGTTTGGAAAGCATATAATTCATTTCCATAAATAGTTACAGCTTCTTCAAATCCAGCCCAAAAGTTAATATCTTGTAATTCTACGTTTTCAATTGGATAACCTAAACGTAAAGCACAAAAGTTAGCAACTTTGTTAGCATCTGTTTGAAATTGAGAATCAGTATCATAAAACCCAAATGGTGTAGGCGGAGGCCAAGAACCTGTTACATAATAGGAAGATGATACCTGTGCAAATGAAGATGAACCAGGCCAAATGGGTATTACTGTAGATGACATAATTTATTAGGTTGTTACAATATAATATTCAATATTTGCTGATGATCCTGAGGGTTCAATTTTTACTGATTTAATATTATCAAATGCTAATCCGCTAATACTTCCAGTCATTTTACTTGTAGACATCATATATGAACTACCAGTAGCAATTAAATAACTCATAGCTTCTGTTGAGGAAGATACAATTAATTTAATAGGTACTGTAGGTGAATTATTAGTTATTCTTACATATTGTATACTGCTTGTTACAAATGTACCAGCACCAGGATTACCTTCTATATTAAAAATAGTAGTAACTGATCCTGAGGGGATGTTCAAAATTCTATTATCAACATAATTAATATTATTAATAGTTTGGGTAACAGAAGAACCTACGTTATCTCCGTTAAGCGTTAAAATTTCGAATATTTGGGAAGTAAAAGTTGCCATGCCTTTTTCGTATAAATATTGAAAAAGTATGTTCTAACTTATTTTTTTGAACTTCCGTTTGTACCTGAAGATC